CTCATCATTTCACGGAGTCAGATGTGCTGCTCCAACTCAGCACTCAACCTTAATACTATAATTATGTCACAAGACAAAGTATTTGCAGATGGTTTTCTCTTTAAACGTAGAGAGAACGCACCAGAGTTCGTAATTGGAAATATCAGCGTAAAAGTTGAAGATGCAATTACGTTTTTGAAAAACAACCAAAAAAATGGATGGGTAAACCTCAACGTGCTGAATAGCAAGGGAGGTAAGCCATACATTGAGCTTGACACTTTTGTTCCTAAGAAAAAAGAGAACGGAACTGATCCTACGCCTGCGCAGGCTCCTGCACAGGAGGCGGATTTACCATTCTAATCAGCCAATGAAGATAGGGGGGTTCGTGGTTGACTCCCCCTTATTTTCTATTGTCTATGTTGAAAATGTCAATTATTTTCCTTAGATGTGGCAAAAAAAAATAAATTAACTAATAAATATATATAGAGTATATAGTAGAATAAAATCGACATGGAACAAAATCAAGTTACTATATTTAGAAACATAAAAGACACCTCAACTCCATTCTTTAGGGATATTGATTCAATTCTTTTAAGGATAAAAGAGGGTACGTCTAAGGAGCTTATAAAACAAATACGCTCTGAAAAAAACAAAGAGGTTCGGCAGGAGTTGAAAAAGAACCTACCTGCTATTTGTTTCTCTGGTATGTTCAACAAGAGAAACGATGATAGCATTACGCAACATAGCGGATTTATTTGTCTAGACTTTGATGGCTACAAAACTAAAAAAGATATGATGTCAGAGAAGGAAAGACTATCAAAAGACAGATATGTTTATTCTGCATTTGTGTCTCCAAGTGGCAACGGATTGAAAGCTTTGGTTAAAATACCTAAGGAACCTAATAATCATAAAAATTATTTTATGTCTTTAGAAAAGTATTTCAACTCACAATACTTTGACAAGACGAGCAAAAATCTTTCAAGAGTTTGTTATGAGTCTTACGATCCGTTAATTCATATAAATGTAAATTCTCACTTGTGGGATAAGATAGAAGAGCAAGAATATAAAGTTATTGATAAATATTCTTCAAGGCCAACAATACCTGTCACCGATGAAAACAAGATTGTAGATATCTTGATGAAGTGGTGGACTAAGAAATATGGAATTGTAGATGGCGAAAGAAACAATAACATATACATATTGGCCGCTGCCTTTAATGATTATGGAATTAGTAAATCGTTAGCTGAATACATTATGTCTCAGTTTCAATCTAATGATTTTACTTTATCAGAAATCAAGACCACAATAAACTCAGCCTATTCTCAAACTCAAAACTTTGGCTCAAAGTATTATGAAGACGAAGACAGAGTAAACCAGGTTAGGATGAAATTAAAACGTGGAGTCTCAAAAAAGGAGATACGTCTTCAGTTAGCTGAATCCCAAATTGAAGACGCAGTCATTGATTCTGTTATTACTTCAATAGAAGAAGACGAAAGTGAAAAAAGATTTTGGAGTAAGAGCGAGAAAGGGGTTATATCCATAATACACTATTTGTTCAGACAATTTTTAGAAGACAATGGATTCTTCAAGTTTTGTCCTGAGGGAAGTAAGCACTTCATATTTGTTCGTGTTACTAATAATTTAATAGACCACACAACTGAAGAAGAAATCAAAGACTTTGTTCTTGGGTATCTTGAAGACTTAGATGATATGTCTGTCTATAATTACTTTGCAGACAAGACAAGGTTTTTTCGTGAAGAGTTTCTGTCTTTGCTTGGAACTGTGGATGTTTACTTTATTGAAGACGACAAAGATACCGCATATCTTTATTATAGAAACTGTGCGGTCAAGGTTACAAAAGACAAGAAGACCACAATTGATTATTTAGATTTAGGTGGTTATGTTTGGAAAGACCAGGTTATTGATCGTGATTTTGAAATGTGTGATTCTTTTGATTGCGACTACAAAACATTTATAAAAAACATTTCCGGAGGAGATAAGCAAACCATACAATCCATGAGAAGCACCATAGGTTACATGATGCATGGTTATAAAAACTTATCTTATTGTCCTGCAATCATTTTAAATGATGAAGTAATATCTGAAAATCCTGAAGGAGGAACAGGTAAGGGATTGTTTATCAATGCTCTATCTCAAATGAAAAAGTTAGTTGTGATAGATGGCAAGGCTTTTAATTTTGAGAAGAGTTTTGCATATCAACTAGTCAGCGCTGACACTCAGATACTTTGTTTTGATGATGTTAAAAAGCATTTTGATTTTGAAAGACTTTTTAGTGTGGTTACTGAAGGTTTGACTTTAGAGAAGAAAAACAAAGACGCTATAAAAATACCTTTTAGTAAATCTCCAAAAGTAGCAATCACCACAAATTACGCTATCAAAGGCAGAGGTAATTCTTTTGAGAGAAGAAAATGGGAGTTGGAGTTTGCACAATTTTACACAAAAGATTTTACACCTTTAGTTGAGTTTGGAAAGCTTTTGTTTTCTGAGTGGGACGAAGATGAGTGGTGTTCGTTTGATAATTATATGGTTGAAAACCTTATGTTTTATCTAACTAAAGGATTAATAAAAGGTAACTTCAAAAACCAGACAGTAAGACATTTGTCTGCTGACACTTGTCACGAATTTGTCGAGTGGTGTGGGTTATTTGATAATGAGTATAAAAATGAAGCAATAAAGTACGATGAAAAGATTTACAAGAATGAATTGTACTTAGAGTTCATTTCTGACAATCCTGACTTTGCGCCTAAGGCTAAACGAACCATTTCAAGAACAGAGTTTTATAGGTGGTTAAATTCCTTTGCAATATTCAAAACAGGTATCAAGCCAGATGATGGCAGAGACTTGAATGGAAGATGGATTGTATTTTTAACCGACAAAAACAAAAAGAAAAAAGATGAAGGAAAGCTTGTATTCTGATTTTAAGTGGTGCATTGAAAACGATTTTCAAGTTTACATCAAGCCACTTGATAATAGAGGAAATTGTAAGATTGCAATACGCAAAGGGGGCATCTCTACAGATGGGAAGCCCTCAAAGTATTGTAAGGAAAAAGGTTTAACTTTACGAAGTAAAGAAACCGTTGGTTCTGTAACGTACAAATCACAAAAAAAAGCATCAGAACAGTTGCCAAGGGTTTACGAATACTTAAGAAAAACTTATGGAGATATTTGATCAGCAAGATGAAATACATTGGGGAATGTTAAATTCCTACGACATAGTTGTTTATAAAGTGCCTTTTTCCGAACTATCATTTACAGATGTTAGCTTTTTCATTCATGACGTAACCAAGCCTATAACTACTAAAGTTATTGACGACTTGATTTACTACTTTGAAGAAATAGAAGACTATGAGAAATGTCAAGTACTAATGGAAATAAGACACGAATATGATTCAGTTTAGAGACTATCAACAAAACATTATAGAAAAGGGAGTTGGTATATTAAACAAGCATCGGTTTGTTTATTTATCAATGGAAGTAAGAACAGGTAAAACACTTACATCTTTAGGTATCCTTAACAAAATGATGAGTGTGAACAATGTCTTGTTCATCACGAAAAAGAAGGCAATAAGTAGTATAGAAAAAGACTACGAGCTTTTAAATCCAGGTTATAATATTCAGGTAATTAATTACGAATCTCTACACAAAATAGAGCCAAAGGGTTGGGACGCTATTGTTTGTGACGAAGCTCATAGCATGGGTGCGTTTCCAAAGCCTAGTAAGCGAGCCAAACAAGTTCGTGATTTGGTTGTTAAAAACAATTGTTATGTTGTTTTATTGTCTGGTACTCCTACACCTGAAAGCTACAGTCAAATGTATCATCAAGTGTATGGCATACACACAAATCCATTCAACAAGTACACAAACTTTTATAAGTTTGCTAAAGACTATGTGAGATTAAAAACAAAGCGCATAGGAGGATTTATGGTAAACGATTACTCAGATGCAAAAGAATCTGTTTTGTATGATATGAATAGATACATGATTTCTTACACTCAAAAAGAAGCTGGGTTTGAATCCACTATAAAAGAAAATGTTTTATTTGTTGATGCACCTCAAACAATTCACTCTTTATGCTCTAAGTTAAAAAAGGATTTAGTAGTAGAGGGTAAAGATGAGGTTATATTAGCTGACACAAGCGTTAAGCTAATGCAAAAGCTTCATCAAATGTATAGCGGTACTGTTAAGTTTGAAAGTGGCAACTCAATGGTCTTAGATGAATTCAAAGCTCAGTTTATATATGACAACTTTTGTTGTAAAAAGGTAGGCATATTTTACAAGTTCAAAGAAGAACTCAATGCTCTTAAAAAAGTGTATGGAGATAATTTATGTACTGACCTAGAGACTTTTGATGCGTCTGAAAACAAGTCAATTGCTTTACAGATAGTATCTGGAAGAGAAGGTATATCTTTACGAAACGCTAAGTATTTAGTCTACTATAATATAGATTTTAGCGCTACAAGCTATTGGCAGTCAAGAGATAGAATGACTACCAAGACACGTTCAAACAATGAAATATTTTGGATTTTTACAGAGGGTGGAATTGAGAATAAAATATATAAGGCGGTAACTAAAAAGAAAGATTACACTTTAAATCATTTTAAACGAGATTTACTAACTTTAAATTAAACAAATGATAGTTGAATTAGATAGCTTGGAAGTAGACTTATGTGAATACATAGGTAAACTAAGATCAAAAATTGCAAGAGCAAACAATGTAATTGATGCTAAAATAGGGAAGCATAGCGGAGAAGAAGGTGACATTCAAGGATTTAAAGCTGAGTACGCCTTTGCTAAGGTTAATAATTTATTTCCAGATTTTGGATTGTCACCAAGAAGCGGTAGCGCTGATGGTGTGACAAGAAACAATAACCGATACGACATAAAATCTACTCACTATAAAACCGGAAACCTGCTATCTACACTAAAAGTGAATCAAGACATAGACATTTATGTTTTAGCCTATGTAAATAAAAACATAGTTGAGTTTGTGGGTTGGGCCACTAAAGATGAATTAATTAGAGAAGAAAACATAAAAAATCTAGGCCATGGTGATGGTTATTTTTTAAGTAGAGATAAACTAAATAAAATATAAATGAAATTTATAAAATTTTTATTAATTTGGATTAGCCAGAATTTAGCCATCCCATTTTGGATGGTGGGTCACATACATTTATCTATACACTCATTTGGTAGTTTTATTGAGGGATTATCTTCATTAGCTATGAACTTGATTGTAGCGTTGGGATTTATACTTGACTACAATAATGACAGAACAACAAATACAGGCAAAAAGAATTAAAGAATTAGAAGCTGAAGGATACTACGTTATCAAGCTTATAAAAACCAATAAAAATGGAATACCAGATATTGTGGCTATTCCACCAAATTGTGACGTTTTATTTTCAGAAATAAAAAAACCTAATGGCAAGGTTTCAGCCATACAAGAATATAGATTAAAACAATTAAAACAACATGGAGTCAAAACAGAAATATACAGAGGAGGAGTTTGAGATAGATGAGTTTTTCATATCTCAAATGCAAGAATTTAAAAATGGTACATCAATTAAAATTGCTAGCTTAGTAGACAAGATGTACGGAATACAATCAACTAGAGGTCAAATAAGAAACAAAACAGGACACGTTAATGACGAGCGAGGAGAACCCGTGTATTTTGCTATAGATTACTACAGAGATGATGAAGGGCCTATTGTTCTTATGGATGTTTACAACATTGATATCGATCAATACTTAGATTCAATAAATGCTAAAATCAACATAAAATGAATAGACAGCAAATATTTGAACACGTCATAGATGCTGTTCAATGCTCTTCTGGAATCAAAGATTTAAAAAGAGTTACTAGAAAAAGAGAGTATGTAGATGCTAGAAGGATAGCTTACTATATATTAAGAAACGTACATTGCTTGCCGCTGCAAGTCATAGCTGATGAGTTTAATAAAAACCACGCATCAGTAATACATGGCATAAAAGATGTAGACTTTTTAATGAAGTCAGACTCTTGGTTTAAAGAGGTGTACACTAATTCAGTCAAAAGAATTGCAGAGGGAAACCTAAGAAAAATACAAATACTAGAAGAAATAGAACAACTACAAAAAGAGTTTTTAACATTAATTTAATGAAATATGGACTACACTTATGAAGATATTAACAAAATTTTAGAATTTAAAACTTGGTCAAATAAAAGAAAAATTGACGAATTATTCAGAATTGACTGCACAATGTATACAAATCTGGGTACAGATTCTACAAAATCAGAAAGAGAAGAGGTAAAAAGAAAATCTAAGTCGATTTACCGAACCATAGTAAAGATAGACCCTGACATGGGAAAGCACTTACTTTTTAGTATGGATCGTTAATAACTTTTAAAATGTTTTTGCTGATTTATTTGTAGCTTTAGGAAACATTAATACAAATGTCTATTCACAAAAACAGCCGAAACTCAATCAACTTCATCAATCTCTTGATGAAAAACATCAACAACTTAACCGATGATATATACGAATCTTTGATGGACGAAGACTATATATCTTTAAACTCCTCAATTAGGGAGCTTCAATCTGTTTTGCGAGAGACGCAAAAATTAACAGAAGATGAAATTTAGACCAAGGTTAAACGAAGTAGAGTACGAGTTAATACAAAAACACAGGGCTTTACAAAAGGAGTGCGAACTTACAGGCATTCCAATGAAAGATGTCGATCATTATTGGCATAAAGGAAAACACTTCTCCTTACATGTAAAAAACAAAGGAGTGTCTCCAGAAAAACTTAGAGACGATATCATAGCTGCAATGGATAAACATTCTCCAAGCTATAAAAAAGTTAAAAGAAAAAAATGCGAGAATGGACACTTGCTAGTTATAGACCCCGCAGATATTCATATAGGGAAGTTGGCATCTAGTTTTGAAACAGGAGAAGATTACGATTCTCAAATTGCAGTAAAAAGAGTAAAGAAAGGTGTAAACGGAATATTAGAAAAGTCAAACGGATTTAATATAGATAAAATACTTTTTGTTGGGGGAAACGACATACTTCATATTGATACACCAAAAAGAGTCACCACAGCGGGAACTCCTCAAGATACACATGGAATGTGGTACGACAATTTTCTAACAGCTAAAAAACTATATGTAGATATATTAGAAACATTAATAGGTGTAGCGGATGTTCACTTTGTGTACAACCCAAGTAATCACGATTATATGTCAGGATTTATGTTGTCAGACTCAATACAATCATGGTTTAGAAAATGCAAAAACATTACTTTTGATTGTAGTATAGCTCATAGAAAAGGTTTTGTTTATGGAGAAAACCTTATAGGAACTACGCACGGAGATGGAGCAAAGCTTGCCGACCTACCATTAATTATGGCAAATGAATTTTCAAAAGAATGGGCTGCAACAAAGCACAGATATGTTTACACGCATCACGTTCATCACAAACAAAGTAAAGATTATCACGGAATTACAGTAGAGTCTTTACGTTCTCCAAGCGGAACTGACTCCTGGCATCACAGAAATGGATATGGCGTAGGTGGCGTAAAAGCAGTAGAGGGATTTGTTCACTCTAAAAAACACGGACAAGTAGCGAGATTAACACATATATTTTAATTATGAAAAAAGAAAAATACACTAAAATATTTGCATGGGTTGTTATACTTACGACAACATACTTTATTTGGTCTACTTTTTATAGATTAATATTCTAATGAACGCAAAAGAAAGAAAAGAAAGACCTGTGTTTACAGGTGTTTTAAAATACTTCCCTGATGCTATTATGGAAGTTTCAAGAGTTTCCTTACAAGGAAACAAACAGCATCACCCAGACAAACCATTGCATTGGGATCGTAGCAAATCTACTGATGATTATGATGCCCTTGCTAGACACTTAATTGACGCAGGTACAATTGATGATGATGGAATTCGTCACACCGCTAAAGTCGCTTGGCGTGCGCTCGCCTGTTTACAAAAAGAAATCGAAAATGAAAGAACACCTACAAAATCAAATTATTAAAGAAAAACTGAAGGATAAACCTAATTTTGATTTAATTAGAAAACTTCAACAATTACTAGACAAAACTACTCACCAAAAGACTTAGGTTTAAATGAACCTCCACTACTACTACTTGGATTAAAGGATTTATCATTACGTTTTATTGGAGCAGTTTGACCTTTGTTTTCTTTTCTAATTCTTTTCTTTTCTTGGTCTATTAATTCTTGACTAGGTTTTTTTATACCTCTATCCTCTAGTCTGTTTACAGCATCAGTTTCAATGTCATACTTCTCTTTCTTTGGCGTCATTTTAGA